GAAATATCCTCTATCTTCTGCTGTCTTATGATCTAATGTAGATAACATATCAACAGGATTGTGCGGACATTCCGTTACATATACTCCTGTGTTGTGCTTCTTATTTTTGTCTAACCTTGCGACACGGTGCGTTAACTTATCAAGCACTACATCTCTATTTGCAAAGTCAATATCAATATCTGGCATTATAGTCCTGCTTCTTTAACAATCTCTTTCACTAGTTCAACATCTGCTACGCCTCTTTTAAAACGCATAGCCCAATGATTAGGATTCATAACATGATACACTATTTGTAATTGTTCATCATTCATTTTACCTAACATCTCTTTTCCGCTCTTACAATTTAATACTAACCATGGACTTACTTTTCCATCTTTAATATCTTGACATACTCTATTCAAACTTGCATAGTTGAAGTAATCTTGCCAACGTGCTTCTTTGTCATCACCCCAATCCATCATAGTTTTTACACTACGTTCTAGTGCAGTTTCTACACTTTCTTTTAATATTAGTTCTAGTGCATAACGTTCATACATCTCTTCTCTGCACCAATGATCTAATCTTACTCCGCTTGTAACAACATAGTCAACATACTTCTCTGGATACAAAGGACGTACATTGTTTACGAATGATCCAAACTTTACAAATGCGTTGTAGTATGGGCTATCACAAAACTGTTCATACGTTTTATTCTCCTTTGCTTTCTGACATAGCTTATAGAATCTATTGAATGTCAAGTAGCCAAGTTGTACACGTTTCTCATCTTTCTGTAGATGTCTACGTTTCTTTTCGCACATATGAACTGCTAGAGTTTTCTCTCTTGTAAAACTCGCTCCACAGTATCCGCAAGTATAAGGTTTAGAGTTTGACATCTTTCTTATCCATCCCGAGGTCTTCGGCGTACTGTTTAAGTTCTTTTGTTGTAGATAATTTAGCAAGTAGTTCTACCTCATCTTCTTTCATGTTAGGGAACATTCCCTTTAAGAATTTAATTATTTTTACGTCACCGCTTTTTTGTTTTAGTCCTTGCCACACATGATGTTTGCTAGAACTCTTTGCATTGTGTAGTGTACACAACAACTGCCATTGTAGTTTTGGATGCCTAGTACCTAGTACATTCCAATTCTTGTTGTAGTTTTCATTTGTCAAAACCACAGCCAATTCCTTTGCTTCTCTTGAACCCGAAACGGAACTAGCATATCGATTTAATAACCAATAGTTAATTTCTTTTCGTTCTTCTTCAGACCATTCATTGAACGCACTCTTGCCGTTCATGTCCATGGCCATAAAGATCTCATTCAGTGGCAGTTTTCTCTTTTGCTTCATCTCTTATAGTATACCATATTGTTTGCAATTTGTCAAGTTGTTTTTTGAGTGTTGGATAATGTTTGGACGCTTCAATTATATCTTCGTACTCTTGTCCGTAAAACATATCCATTTGTTTTGGATTTCCACCTACTACCCATCTTGGTATAGTATTGTGTGGAGCATCTCGGTATCGTGCATATACCACTTCGTCAACCCTTTCGTAAATAAGTGCCTCTCCAGGTATTAATGTCCCCATTGGACTCTCCGTAGTTATGTAGGCCCCGAAGGGCCTACATTAATTGATATTACTTAACTCTCTTTTTGAGATAAGATAGTAAAACTCCGTATGCTGGTAGGAACACAATTAGTCCTACAGCAATCTTAGTTAGTGTGTTGTTCTGTGCTACGATGTGCCAGTTCTCACCTATCCAAGTCAAGTTGCCTTCTGCGTCTGTCGATCCTGCAAATGCAGTAAAGAAAAATGCGTAAGTGTCAATGACGTTTGCCGCGACAGTTGAAATTGCCGGAGCCGCCCACCACATATCAGTATACTTTTCTCTAATATGTTGAAACACATACACGTCTAACATCGTACCAATTGCGTATGCAGTACCTGATGCAAGGCCAACTCTATATGCGTGTTCGTCACCTAGTGCAAGTAATACAAGCACCGATGCAACGATAGCCGGAATAATTGCCATTGCAACAACGGCCCTTCCTGCTTCTTTACCAACTAACCTAACAGTTAAGTCAGTTGCAACAACTACGATCGGAAAAGTAAAAGCCGCCGCCGCTAATGGAAAGCTACCAAACAATGGTAGTTCCGCGCCGGGGAATAAATCAAATCTAATTGTTACGAGGTAATTAGACACAGCAATAACCAATGTGTGTAAAATTACAAGTTTTGTGACAAGTGCTTTATCAACACCGTCAAGTAGTTTTGAGAACATTCGTTCCTCCTTCTATTTTTGTTTTTCTACTTCTGTACCAACCGTACGTCTAACAATGTCATCATGGTTAAACTCCGCCCAGTACAATTCAAAGGCAACACCGTCTTCGATACCTTCAAACTGATGAATCTTACCAGGCTTAACCTGAGTAAACTCACCAGCACCAAGAATAGTTTCATCAACTAGTCCTTGGTCATCCTGCCAAACTCGAACAAGCATCTTGCCCGACTCAACAAAGAATCCGTTCCATTTATATTGATGTTCATGCTCTGAACATTTGAATCCTTTTTTAAATTCTATTCTGTGAAACTCAAGAACACCATTTGCATGGATAAGTTCTGTTTGTCCCCATATTTTTCCTGCTTTCATTATTACTCCTAATCTTGAAACGCAAATAACTTCTCAACAATATGTCCGTCAATGTTAACATAACGTCTTATATGTGTTGGTTCATTTCTTGGTGTAACACCGTGTAGACTATCAACAGAGTTTAAAAAGCAAACCATTGTGTTGCGTTTGTAAGGTACATGATCTACAACTTCAATGTCGTCTGCTACTGCTTCACGACCAGTTACCCTTCTCCATTGTTTACCTGCTGTGTTTCTATAAATGTTTAGTCCGCCATCTTCTTTAGTATCTTCTGGCTTCTTAAAATAAAACAAACAAGCAAATAATTCTTTTGATTGATCTACGTGTGGTGTACGTATGTGTTTGTGATCTATTGCGTTCATTACAAATTGTAATTCCATTCTTACTGTTGAACCTACAGGTGCTTTTCTAGGACTAGTATCTGACCTTATATACTTTGTGTATAGGTCTTCTGCGAATCTACCCTTAGGATATAGCTGTGTCATAGGCTCTCTAAATGCACGTATAAGCTCGTCTTTATATTCTTTGCTTGTATGATATGCGGCAAAGTCACGCCATAAAGGAGTTACTACGTTCTCGTAATCAAACTCGTGTTGTTGGTAACGCATAGTACCAAAGCCTGTTGTTTGACCTTTAGTACAATGCTGTTCAGGATACTCTGCTTCTAGTCTTTCATATAAGTCCCAAGGTAAAACTTCTGGAATGTATATGTAAGGAAACGGATCCGTCTTCAGGTTTTCTGGTTTAAAATTTTGTAATACACTTAACTGATTGTTCATTTATATCTGTCACTTATCTCATCGCTGGTGATGTTATCTCCCGCATACAACTCCTGCTGTGGGATCTGAAATTTGTTGTTATTTTTCTTCTTCATAATAGCAACAACCATAGGGTCACGTTCCCAAGTATCTAATTGGAAGTCGTGTCTATAACCTTTGTATCTTCTTAATGCAGTAACTTTGCACTTCTCAATCTTCTGTCCATCACTAGTTCCTATCCATAGTCCTAACAAATCGTAATCGTTTTGATTTGCTAAACAAGGATACAAGTTAGGCTGTGTGTTAAAGAAGCCATGATCAACCCAACGATAAAAAGGAAGTACATGAATCATATACCCTCCTACCTTTGTTAGATCGTGCATATTTTTATATACTGTATATTGATTGAATACGTGTTCGCCTGTACCGTTGTTAGTGACTAGATCAAACTGTTTATTATAATTGTATTGTTTACTGATATCTGTATTAAGATCCATTGCTATTGCATCTTTCTCTGTGTTAACATCGATAGCAACATACTCTTTGAATCCTATTGCAAGGAAAAAGTCTTTGGTAGAAGTAATAGTTTGATTGTGAATGTTTAGTCTATTAAACATTACAGCTCTTGATTTATTATTTTTTATACGTTGGTTACCTAGTTCGCAAACACTAGGATTACCTTTAGCACGTAAGTCATCTACTACAGTATCAATCGCATTAGTAATTAAATTAGTAAACGACATCTACTTCCCCAATACTACAATATACTTGTTGTTTGGGTGAACCTTACCTTGTTTATCTGTTCTTGTTTTTTCTACAAACTCATGATGAATAATTTTAATGCCAGGCATATTTTGTTCAATCTTGTCTTTCCACCAACCTGGTGTTTCAACAATCAAGTGTGCATTACGTCCGTCTGGTAGAAACTTCTTAGCAGGACTTGTAGCAATAATAAGGAATGCGTTTCTGGCAAATGTTTCGTGCATATCTTTTAGCACGTTGTCTAGGAACACAGGTTCGATATGTTCTAGAACGTCAGTACTAATAAGCATATCAAATGGTCCTGGTTGTCTTTCTTGAAACTCTGGGTGCCCTGGATCCCAACCTACTGCATTAATGTCTTTGTAATTTTCTCTGAGTGCTTGTACCACTCCGCCCTTACCACAACCGTAATCAAAAATTGATTGAGGTTTAAATTCTTTTAACCATTTTTCAATAGCCTTTAATCCTTTTGCATCTCCGAAAGATGCTTTTGCATCATGCAGTTGTGACAACTGATGAACATATTCTTCACTAATCGTTTTCATTTAATCTACCTTCCTGACGTTTTTTATTCCTAATTGACTTGCCATAACTTCCAACAGAACTTATGTTAGTAGTATTTAATCTATTCATTTCTGTATCACTCACGAGCTGGCATTTGACCTCAATTGGCTTTTCTGACATTGGAATTAATTGCAACCAAGGATCTCCAGTATTGATTTTTACTTCTGTACCGTGTTTAACCATTATGTTGTTAAGTACTGCGTGTTGGTGTTTGTATTCAACAATACCAGGTACACCCCAATATGCAGTTGGGTCTTTTTGATGCCATTCAGGTTTTATCCACAACCATTTTACACCTGTGGATTCTTTTATTAACCAAGGACTACCAACCTTAACATGAGAGTAGTCTGGCTTATGGAAAGTCCAATCTTGTTCATCATGTGGTATCATTGCAGTATGTTCTGGAAACACTCTTTGATCTAGTCTACCCATCTTATCAGCTTTAAGATGTAGTTCACACCAACTAGGAAATATAACACCTTGCTTTAGTATTTCATTAATAGCAGGACATTGTTTCATGCTACTAATTGGTACAGGACTTCCGCCTGTATGTAAATTCGTATGTGTTCTCTGAGCTGGTAAGCTCTTCCACCACTCAGGTATAAAGTTCTTTGCCAACGTGGGTTGACACTGATCCATTACGTATTGTTGGTTAGTGTATACTTCTAGTACTATTTTATCAGATGAGTAATCCATAATCTATCATTTCACTTTGTCTACTAATATCTTTAATGAACCAAGCACATAAAGGCTTAGGTCCGTCCGTAATTGGTACACCTAATAGTTGTCCGTTTTTAGTTTTAGGAAAATACCATTTCATATCATTGTAGAAGTTTGTAATTTTTACTTCTCCCCAATTCATTGTATAGCTTGTTAATGGATTAAAAAGAAATGCTTCAAAGCCTCTATCATTTAAACTTGTTAAAGGCAACACTTCTATATCTCCACCTCCTTCACTATCTCCTACTGCTAGGTTCCAATCAACTGGCATTGTGATTTCTTTACCGTTTATCTCTAGTACCATTGCTGGTGAATTAAAACTTTCTAGAAATATTAAAGGCATAAAAAAGAAATCAGGTTCTTTAGGATTGCTATTATCTAGCACACTAAAGCGGACGTCTTCTGTTAGTTCCTCTGGTAAGTTATTCAGATGAAACGTTTCGTTTTCTAATGTTAATATTCTCATTTACTTTTCTTATCCATTATTTGTTTTGGCGTTAAGTTGCCTGTATCGGGATCAAGTTTTGCTAGTCTACAACTAAACAAATTCTTAGGCCCTTTACTAGTTACTATGACGGGTTGACCTTTTGCATCTATCTGTATGTCTTTAATTTTAGCACTAACGTTTCTAAAACGTCCTACTTGTACTTCGTCTCCAACTTTTATTTCTACAGTAAACTTCTTCATGACCAGTCAACCTTCTCTATTGTGAAAGGATACTCTGCTTCTTTATAAAACTTTTTACGAGATGTGAGATGCCTCTTCGCATATTTGCATGAACTAGTTAAGTCCCAAATTTGTACGAAGTCCTTGTCTTCGGCTTTTCTAATGCCTCTACCTATTGATTGAATTACTCTTACAAAAGATTTGCCAGGCTCGATAAGTACGAGATTGAAAATCCTAGGAATGTTAATGCCCACACTAGCGACTCCATATGTCGCGATAAGTACTTTGTTAGTTGCTTCTTTAATTTCATCATATTGCTCTTTACGGTCTTTTAGTTTAACATCACCTTTAATAAAAACAGAATCGGGTATTGCTTCGCAGAGTTGTTCTCCTGCACTAATTCTATCTACAAGTATTAGGGTGTTGCCACTATCCTTAATGTTGCTACACATCTTGGCCAAGTATTTAACTCTATCTTTATTTGTTACAAGATATTTGAGTTCTTCTTGATAAGAGTTGTATACATTAGTATCAAGCAGTTGTACAACGTTTACATGACACTTGGATAATACACCTTTGTCTTGTAATTCCTTTGCACTGATTTGATTAATCACAGGACCAATACTTGCAAGTATACTTTGGAATTCAAACTGTTCCTTGGGTATAGTTCCTGTTAAGCCCCAACGTATGGGTGCATTTCTTAAGTTTTGTGTTAGTAATTTCTTTAATACGTCTGCCTTTGCTTGATGAACTTCATCAATAATAATTGTTTGCACACCATCTAAAAATTCAGCTAGTGTTAGTTTTGCCTCTCCATCTTTTGTTTTCTTGTCTAGTATGTTTAAA